AGTAAGGCTTTCTTTATCATTATAGATTTTAATGCCTGACTTATTGCTCATCACAAATCGATTGTCTTCATTCTTTCGTAAAGTAGCAATCTTTTCACCGTCTTCTTCTACGATCCAAAATTTATCGTCGATGATCGGTTTAGCATATAATTCTGTCATAGTGTGTACCTCGCGTTAAGTGGTTCGGCATAACTCTGTGCCTGTTCGGCGATCTTCTTCAAATCATATAAATTACAGAATTTCATTAAACGTATGCCAACCTGGCTGATGTTTTTGTCAGCACCGGTGGCTTCGGCGATAGTGGTGGCGATGATTTCTTTGATGCGTTCTGGTTGATATGAGAGATCAATCAATCGGCGATTGCGCTCATAATCTTCCAGCACACGATGTTCCTTACCTTCATGATCGGTCCAACGCTGTAGCATGAGATTGTTCCACGAAAAACCTTTTGCTTTTCGATCTTCAAAAGCTTCCATGAGCCCTACCTTCTTAGATGTACCTTTGGTCCTAACACCCGGATAGGCAGAGAATATGTTGTCTGAAGTGTCGCCTCGCATACATTTCTCAAACAACAGCCACTCTGGATCGGGCGCTGGCTTGGCTTCTTTGGTCTTTTTGTCAACGACGGGCCTGCCTTTGTCATCAAAGATACCTTCATGGGTGATGACATGCTCCATGACACCGTTATACTGTCGCACATTGGGGGCGATCAACTGTACGAAGTCTGTGTCAGTGCTGATGACCACATGATCGTCGTTGGGATGGCTCTGTATCCAACCTGCGATCAAGTCGTCTGCCTCCAGTTGCGGATTCTGTAAGACGGTACAGTTGGTCTTGTCTCGAACAAAATCTTTGAACGTATCAAAGGCTTCCCAAAACACACGTTCTTCTTCTTGTTCACGTTCGTTGTGTGCGGCACGAGCGTCAGAACGATTACGCTTATATGGTTTGTAAAAATCTTTGCGCCAAGATCTGCCCTCTAAACAGAAGATAACATGGCTGCCATTAAATTGTTGCCATGCTTTGCGTATAGAGTTTAGGGTTATATGGAATGCCATGCCGAGTTTGATATCAGCATCACCGTTAATGACATGCCTAGCACGGAAAAATGTGTTGGCAGTATCAACTAGTATGTATGTCATAGATTGTTTTTCTTTACTGTCTGTATGTCTAAAGAACCTGTTTCCACAGGGCCGCCGTAATCACCGTCAACTACCACATTGGCACAGAGTTCACGGAACCAGCGATCAACGATCTCTTCGTCTCTGTCACCGTCCGCACCATAACCTTCTTGCTTTAATTTTAACACGAAAAGGTCGTTCCAGTCAAGTTCAAAAAAGCCGTTGCGTATGTTATCTTTGTTGACGTGGGTATTTAACACACCGACCCATGGCTCTTTTCGGCGTGTAGCACGCTCTTTGGGCGACAATTTAGCCAATTCTTCCTGTTCCTGTGCGAGGCTCGCCGCTCGTTCTGCCTCGATCTGTTTGGCTTTGGCTTCTTCTAGTGCTTCTTGTGCTTTTTGTAGATCCTGTTCGATCTTGTCAATGCCCAATAATCGCTTTAATATTTTCATTGTTTTCCCTTTAGGTTCCCCAAGCATTCTTGAACAATGGGACCTGTAAACGATCGCTGTAGCGATAACCTAGTTTCATCGCCAGTTCAGCTACCCGCTTGTTGTTTAGGCTGTAGACGGTTTCTACACCACCCACGGGCATGAGATATACGGGACCTTCAAACCCGTGCGCACGATAGATGTCCACTGTTTCTTCCGCTTCTTCTGCGTCTTCTTCTGTGGCAACGACAAACTTTAGGTAGGAGTAGCCGTATTCTTCATACTCGCAGACTACCTCGGGTTTGATAGCACGTTCTCTGCTTTCGCCCGAGCAACTGAGTTTGGCGCTGACTGAGAAAGTGACTGAATTGTGTCCACGACCCATGCTGACGGTACCGTCGTGATGCCATTCTCTGTGCAGCCAAGTCTTAAATTCATCTGTGAGTACTTGGGTACCGTTGGTCTCAAAGGTCAACTCTTTCAACGATCGCATACGTTCATGGCTCAGCAGTTCCGGATAGAGGTTCTGCCATTTCAACAAAGGCTCCCCACCGGTGATGACTAGATGCTCATCTCGCCACTCTTTGTAGGGCAGGGAGTCTACCACTCGATTCACCACATCGTCAATGTCCATGAATGGCGATAGATGTTTCATGGCTGGATGCCAAGTGGCGTAACTATCGCAGCCTCGTTCTACCAAAGGCAGTTCTTCGTAACTCTTGTACAAGTGGATGTTCTTAGCTACTTGATCTGGCTCGTCAGTAAGTTCGCCTTTAGGCATACCAAACCCAGCGCATTTGAAGTTACAGCCGAATGTGCGAAGAAACACACTAGGCACGCCCATATAGCGTCCTTCGCCTTGTATGCTGTAGAATATTTCAGAGACTTTTAGTTTTTCCATAGTTTATTATACACTCTTTTTCTTTAATTGCCAAGAGCCGTCTTTCAAATCAATCCATTCTATGACATCGCCTTCTCGCCAACCTGCGGATTCTAACAAGTCTTCGGGGAAGGTCAATATGGCATCTCCGGTCTCAGGATCCTCTTCTACTGCGAGGGTCCAAGATGTTCGCTTAACATTATCTTGCATAAGAATGCATCCTTTTTATCTTTAAATTTAAAACTCATCCAATCCGCACAGACTTCTGTGGTGAATTTGTCGCCCGGAAGTCCAAAATGATCGACTATGTCGGCACAGAGATCGCTCCAACCGGTGACAGTATCGCCGGCCTTCCAATGAATTAATATTTCGTTCAATTCAATATCTTGCATATTTCATTTTCTATTGCTAGTGATACTAATCGATTTCCTTCTTTATCGTAATGATTGACATCGCCTCGGTGTTGCTGCCATAATTCGCTGAAATCTAAATGATTTTTTTCTATCTGATATTGTGTTGTAACAGGCATATGAGAAATCGCGATATATGGTATCTGTATTTTATTTTTGATTTCTTTTCTCAATAGATTATAGACATCGATCTGATATTCATCATCGTAATGATATAAAAACCAATTGCGAGCAGTTTGCAATGATCGATTAAAAAAAGAAAATTTTCTATCAATGTCATTGTATAATAGATCGCAATTTTTGTGCAACCCCGATGAATGAATTGGATGTTGTCTTGTATGTACTCTACCTGGACTGGTATGATTAACAATTATGATGTTGTAGTCGTTTTGGTTTATAGACTCTATCTGTTTTAGAATTTTATATTCGCCCACTCCCGCTTGAGATATGTTAGTGATTTTAAAATCAGATGCGAAAAGATTTGGCCATCCAATGTTATTATTTTTAGATGGCCAATTGGATCCGAAACTATCTCCTGTTATTAAGATGTGCATTGATTTTTAAGCCAGGGTAAGTACTTAGTTGCGATGAGTTCGTGATATTCTCTGTTATAGTGTTCTTGATCTTCTAAATAATATTTTGTATGATCGATATGACGTTCTTTCATAAATCCTTCTACAGCCTTGCGTGTTAGCACTGTAGATTTTAATTTTCCATAATAATCAAAAGTCTGAGGATAACGTAATCGATCAGTGACGTTGAATAAATATAGTCTAGCTCCTCGTTCGTCACACATTCGATCCCATGCGAATACGTTCAATAAAAAATCTCTTTTTTCGATGAATGTGTTCATATCAAAAAATAATTTTATCTGCATAAATGTATGCTCTCTAAGATTAGGAGTTTTTAAACCGTTTTGAGGATCTAAATCTAATCCTGGAAAATTATTATAATCATCGTTAAGTGCTTTATTAAACAATTGTAGATTTTCACCTTCTATCGTTAAATCGCTGTAACGATCTATAAATCCGTCAGACGAGGAAATCTTAGTAGTGAAATGATCTACCTGCACAACATTATCGGTTAACTTACCATCAAACCCTACAGTAAATCGATTAAATGGAGCCATACATAAAAAAACTTCATCGATATCGTCGTAGAGGTTGAACATGGATTTCATCCAGTCGGTGTAGACCCTATTGTTGACTCCAGCCATAGCATATATAGCCACTGGTTTATTATTTTCTTCTGAATAGACTTCTGCATAATTATTGTTGTTCCAATAGGTATACGAACCTGGTCCTAGATTTACAGGATGGCTCCAATAACCGCAGGTATGACTATCTCCGATAAACAATGATCTAGGCATTATTTAAAATATTTCTCCATGACCTCTAGTTTGTCCATGTACTCTGCAATGTATCCCGCTTCCTTTTCGATGGCTTCCATGATATCAGAATGCTCATGGATGGCAGTGGGATTGTTCAACAAGACTTCGATGTTCATCTGATGCTTGAGGATGTGTGCTTGGAAGTGCTGTTTGCTGGCTTCGATTAGTTGTTGTCTCATATCAGTTTCCTATTTGGTCGGGATCTTCGTCAAAATGCTCCATGAGGTATGCTTCATATTCTTCTTC